TCCGGCTTAACTTTCTCTACATCTTGAGCCATAACATTTATATGAGGCTTGTTGTCACCTTTGTAATTAAATAGATATAAAGGTAAGCCGTTATATGCCGTGCCAATTCTTTTTATGTTTTCTTTTATTCTAGCGTCACAAGCTAAAATTGCTGCTCCTCCTTGACCAGCTAATTCAATCAAATCACCCCTTCCTTGATTAATAGCATTTCTTGCTCCCACTATACCAGCAGCTTCAACATTGCCTCTTCCGGTAATTAAATTACTAATATTGGCACTAGCCCCTTGAGTAACATTAGCTTGTCCACCTGCTGCACTTAAACCAAGATTAGCTAAATTCTGTCTTTGTCCTATATTCTGATTAAGCAGATCAGTTCCTAATAATAATAGACTGTTTTGCAATGCTTCCGCCGTTTCACCACTGCCTACTTTGCCACTAGCTGCTTGATTAGCAAATAATCTGTTTGTAGCTTCATCAGCTAAAGATTGGAAAAATGGATTATCTTGAATAAAGCTTAATTGTTGAGAAGGATCAGTTATTAAATCGGATAAACCAGATAATGCTTCTTCTCCTACTTGGCGGAAAGGGGCTAAGTCTGCTCTTGCAATATCTCTACCCTCTTCTTGCGAAGCAATTGCTTCGCTTCCTGCTCTTGATTGAACGCCAGCAGCCTGCCTTGCTGCCGAAGCAGCTTGCTTTCCTCCTGTAAAACTATCAACTACGTCTTTAACAAAACTCATTTTTAAGGATTAATTTAATATAATTATAACTTTTATTATTTTTAGTAAATTTTGGAGTATTAGGAATTATTCCTATTTCTTCAAAACCATTATTTTTGGCAAAATTAATAACAGATTGATAGCATTGTGGTATTTCACAATATAAAAATCTATCCCATTCCTTTAAACAACTCCTTAATAATTCTCTAGCATACTTCCTATATAGTTTTAAGACTTGAAAATGAAATAAGCCACATTTCTTTATCATTGCCAAACCAATGATCTTATTATCAAGGTAACAACCCAAAAATTCAAACTTTTCATAAGAAAATCTAAAATCTTCTTTTTTCGGGCAAGAGTCATCAGATATACGATTATATATTTCATCATCAAATATAATTAAAGCTATATCTTTTGTAGAAGGTTTTTTTATTTTTATCATACTAAATATCCAAATAAATCTATTGTCCAATTTTCTACATCAGCATTAGAAGCTGTCTCAATATTAACACCAAAACTAATATTTTCCTCCTGTATATTCCTTTCAGTTGCGTCATTAGGTTTATCAACTTGGAAAGTATTATTTCCGGTAACGGTATAGGTAACACTATCTAAATAATCATTAAAAGCCGTACTATTGCCTCCAAAACTTGCAACTGCTTGAACGCTTTTACTTCCAGCCGTAAAGTCTACTGTTCTTATAACTATAAATAGCGGTACAAATGTCTTATTTATAGGCACTTTAAATAATTCAGTAACTCCCGTTAATTTAGCGTTTATTAATTCTGTAGTAGAAATTAAAGTAGAAAATTTATTACCATTAAGTTTAAACCAAATTTGGTATAATGAGGTTGTTAATTCATTAAAGAATCCAGAAAGTTCAGGATCATTTTGGATTTTTATAGGAACTCTTGGTATTATTGGATTCAAACTTTTCATATTCCTATCTCCACATCTACGTCTGCTCTAGTTATATTATAATATACCGGATCAGAAGTTTTTAACCTGATAATTCTTTGAAAAAATGACCCTAAAACATTAAACTCAACTCCAAACTCAAACTCTCCAAGCCTTCCTATTTTTGCCCAAAGTTCATTTGAGAAGGTTTTACCCCCATCGTCAGAAAAGGAAAGCATTATAACAGGATCAATACCTTGTTCGGATAAAGTACCGACTCCTCTTTCTAATTGCAGAACAAGCCTATTCATTGTAACCCTTTTACTAGGAATACCAAATAAAAGCTGACTATCTAAAGGGGCAGAATCTCTTTGCCTAACTATAGTAACGCCATTTTCAGTATATGTATCAAAATCAAGCTCATATATATTTCCATTACGGTAATCTTCTACAAGATGTTTATTATAGGCAAAAGCATAGGAGTTAGCTACATTTCTACCTCCTGTAACACCAGATGACCATTCAAACCATTGTCCGTCTTCAATATAAATCCATGTCTTATTTTCGGATGGAAATGTTACTGAAACCATTTTTTTACCTCTTAGCTGCATGCACCAAACAATAACATTGGCAGTTACAGTATATTTTTCAAATTCTCTCTTTATTGCTTCGGGGGTAACATCTATTTTAGTTGACCCTTTTAATCTAATAAGACTTCTCTTGGTACTAAAAAAGTAAATAAAGTTTTCATTATTACTTACGCCATGAAGACTGCCCAATCCTAAATCATCAACAATAGCCCCCTCAATTCTGTCAAATGGTGGTCTTCCGACCCCAGAGTTCCACCATTGCTCAACTGTTTCATCCCCGAATAAATAAAGGAATTGGTCAAAAGCATAAACCCTTACTAAGTCATCAGGTCTACTCTCGGCAGTAGCATAATTTAAAGCATTAATGCTTGAAGCGTCCCCTACATCAGAAACGCCAAATTGGTCATTTTCACCATCATAAATTACTTGATTATTTAAGCTAGTGGCAGAATCAGGGCTTTGTAGATCAGCATCAGTCACCTCTGATATTACAGTACCATTCCAAATAAATACTTTACGGTTTACAACTACGATGACATTGTCAAGTAAGCCTGTAAAAATACATTTATCTGTGCCGGGGATAGTTCCCAATGCAGTATGTATCCCCACATTAGTTATAGAATATAAAGTATTGCCAGCCACTCTATATAAGAGTTGCTTATGAACAAATAAACCTCTACCAGTACCAGCCCCCTCATCAAGCGTATTAAATAAAGTCTGCCCTGCAAAACTTTCAAGCACATATCTATCTTTAGTAAAAGGGTCTTCAATAATTTGTGGGTAGAAATTTCTTGTGACTTGGGCTGAAACTGGCAATGACTTATGTTTATAAGTACCCCCAGTTAAATTAATAGCTTTGTACATATTAAAAATTATTAGGCTGCTCTTGAGAAATATGCTCTGGCAAAACCAATTCCCTTATTTTTGATTCAGCTAAACTAAAATCAGTTTTTATCCTAAGTAATCTATCCTGACTTACACCATAAGTACTCAAGGCATTATTAGCCACCATTACCACAACATAAGGAACTAAATTTGCAGGAACGTCACCACTAGAAACCCAAGTTACTAGGTTTTTTGTCTTTAAATAGGCGTAAACCTCATTGTAAGCCTGTTTTATTCTTGTAAAATCTTGACTTTGTAATGACTGACCAAGCATTAAAATACCTAAATAGTCAGTTGCTGCTCTGTTAATTATTTCTGTTTTGGATAAGGACATTTTTTTTCTTCTAAAGTCAAACTAACTAGAAACACTAGTTTCTTCATTATTAGCCTATATATGTACAATCAATAGTTAATTTAAAAGGTAAAATATCTCACACCCCAATTCACCGCCTGTATCCATATTAATGAGGAAAGTAGCTTTAACATCAAAAAATCCTATAGGGTCTTTGGTTAAAGTTCCAGGGTTGTGTAACTCCCATAACATTTTACCGCCATTAATAGCCTTAGATAGTTCAGGTATTATACTTGATATAGCACTAGTCGAGTTTATTGTATCGTTTCCGTTATATGTCCCTAAAGAATTAGAATCATCACTTAAGTTTTGACCATTAATATCCCCAAAAGTACCTAGTTCAATATTAGAACTAGAAGTACTAGTAATACCGCTAGTAAAAAAAATGGATATAGTAGATAAAATTCTTGCGTTAGAAGGAAATCTGCCCAAAGTATAAGTTGAGCCTGTAGAAGCTCCGGCAGTAACAGGCCTATGTACAATTAATGATTTTACATTAGAACCTGCGCCTTTACCTTGTACTGCGTCAATTCCCCTAATAGTTGCTTTTACATGTTCTACTGTCATAATAAGTTTTTATTATAATTATATATATTAATCAATGGTATAAGCTATACACATAGTTAGTATTAATTGTGTTGCCATTGTAGTGGTACTGCCAGACGTTAAAGTTACCTTAATATCAAAAAACCCTCCAGGGTCTTCGGTTTGACCATTAACTAATTCCCAGATTTGTTTGCCTTGGTCAATAATAGCATTAGTTGTCCGTAGAACAGCAATGGGTGTATTTATATCAGCCGCATGTGAAAATAAAGCGTTATCATCATCGATAATATTTCCATCAACTCCGAATATACCGCAGTTATAATTTAAATTACCAGCAGTAGAACCACGAGTAAAAAATCTTGATTGGTCAGCAAGCCTTATATTAGAAGGAACCCTAGCAAAAGTATAGGTTGAGCCTACTTCGGCAGAAGCACTAATTGTAGCAACTCTATAGTCTGCTTTTAAGCTACCAGCTTCACCAATGCCGGGGGATAAATCTACACCAGAAGCACTGGCATGTAAATGTTCTATTGTCATAATAATAAAAAATCTTAATTGTTTAAAAAATTAGGTAACCTAGATTAATGTTAAAATCACCACCATTATCAACATTACTTTTTAAAGTAACTACAATTTCCAAAAACCCTCCGGGGTCTTCGGTTTGACCATTAACGAACTCCCATAGTTCTTTTCCGTAATTTGCACTATCATTTATAACAATTGTGTCAGTGCTAAAATTAGCACCACCAGTAGTTGTCACACTCTGAAAAGCGTCATCATCATCGGTAATATTTCCATCAATTCCGAATATACCTAAGTTTACGGTATATGCTGATGTTGACCAGCTAGTACCGTCACCCTTCCATCTTGCAATATTACCACTTATTCTTGTATTAGATGGTAATCTAAAGCAAAAATAAGTTGAGCCTGCGGAAGCACCTGCACTTACTATTCCATGCCTACTCTGCTCTTTTAAAGAACCAAAGACACCTAAGCCTGGTACTGTTTTAATACTACCTATATGTTCTATTGCCATAATATTTTTTAATAATTATTAATCTATTAAATAGTAAAACTCACATGTCATTATGCCAGCTGATATCATATCTCCAATTAAGGTTGCTTTAATATCAAAGAATCCCCTAGGGTCTTCGGTTAATGATCCGGAGTTATGTAACTCCCAAAGCTGTTTGCCACCCCTAGAAGTAAACGACCTAGGAGGGATTGACGGAAATATTATTAAATTTGAAACTCCGCTATATGCTCCAATAGAATCAGAATCTTCACCCAAGTTTTGACCATTAATATTCCCAAAAGTACCTAGTTCAATATCAAGGCTAGTAGCAGTGGTAATATCACCGGGCGTAAAGGTTGATAGAGTGGGTATAATCCTTGCTTTAGAAGGAAATCTGCCAAATAAATAAGTTGAGCCTGTAGAAGCTCCGGCAGCAACTGGCTGATGTACAACAAACCCCTTTAGAGTTCCGCCTGCACCCTTGCCTTGTATTGCGTCAATACCCCTAATAGTTGCCTTTATATGCTCTAAAGTCATAATTTATATTATATATTAATCAATATCATAAATCAAGCACAAACCTATTGTTTGTGCTTGACCCATTTGTTGACCATTATTACCGGTTAAGGTTATTTTAATATCCAAGAATCCGCCTGGATCCTCGGTTTGACCGTTGACGAACTGCCAAATAGGTTTTCCTCGGTCAGCACCAACATTAGCTTCACTTGTTCTGATAATATCGGCAGCGGTTTGTAGAGCGGAAGTGACTGTAAATATAGCGTCATCATCATCGATAATATTTCCATCAACTCCAAAAACACCACATTTAAAACCATTTGCTCCTTGAGAACCAGAATTACCATATCTTGATGAAAAACATAACCTTGCATAAGAAGGCAGTCTGCCAAAAGTGTAAGTTGAGCCTGTTTCAGCAATTGCTGAAATATTAGCAACTCTATACTCTGTTTTCATATCTTGCTCCATACCAATACCGCTTATTGTATTCCTATCGTTACCAGTACTTAATTTATGCTCTATTGCCATAAATATAAATTATATTAATTAACATTGATAAATTATCATAACATTAAGTCTACCACCAGCACTAACATTGGTTTTTAAGGTTACTTTCATATCAAGATCGCCGCCAGGGTCTTCGGTTAGTCCGCTGACTAATTCCCAGAGTTGTTTACCGTAATTTGCAGGGTCTGATACTAAAGGTATTTCAAAATAAGCAGAAGTTTCAGTAGCAGGTTGAGTATGACTTACTAAAGCGTCATCGTCATCAGTAGGAATATTGCCATTAACTCCAAAGAGTCCTACACTTAAGGTATATGCTCCCGAATCAAAAGGACTACTACCATTAGCTATAAATGTTGATTCACCCATCAATTTTGTATTAGATGGAAATCTAAGCAAAAAATAAGTTGAGCCTACGGAAGCTCCTGCACTTATATCTACAATTCTAACATTTTCTTTTAAATCACCAACATTACCTTTACCCGGAGCAAACTGGAGTTTACCCACATGTTCTATAGCCATCTTAATTTAATTAAGTTTAAAAACTATATCCAGCTGGTCACAAAAGCTGACCAACTGAATTGTAAGTTATAATACTGCTGAATAAAATATTGTAATAGCACCATGTTGCTGGTTGTTATAAAACATTTTCTTAATATCATGTTTCATTGACAAGCCAACACCGTTTTGGTGTTCGTAATCATCTTCTTTTCTACGTTTAAAAGAAGGCATACGACCTAGTCCAAAGCCTAGAGCTTGGGTTCCACAACAACTCTAGTGCTGCTAGCACCGCCATTATCAAGCCCATCACCAGAAGCTGCATTAGCACCCCAAACTCCATCAAAAGCTGAACCAGTACTATCTCCATCAATGAATTTTTTCATGTCAGGAACTTTCTTAATGATGATACCATCATAAAGTAAATCTCCACCGGTAAAGATTGGATTTTGTAAATTTCTAGCTCTTGCTTCCTTGTTAGCTGCTATAATTTCAGTGTCGCTTTGAAGTTGGCGAAATCCTACTGTTTCCAAAAATAATACATACCAGTCTTCGTCTTCATTAACCCTAAGAGGACGAACAATCGGATTTGCTTGTTCAGCTTGGTCTTTAGCTAGCTTTATTACAGATGCACTCATTTTATCACTTGCTGTAGTAATAGCAGAAAGTGACGATGTATGATTTCCTGAAGTATTATTAGTTAAAGAAGCACCATATATGACACGATCTTGATTGTTAGTATTCCAAGTATCTAAATTTGTAGCCGAAGCGGAACCATAATTAAAATAAACACCTCCGGCTTGAACTGCTCCAAAAGCTTGGGTAATATGGTCACGTTTTAACTCCATCCCCCAACCCATTAATGCAGGTCTAGCTTCTTGCTTTAATTCAAATTCTGATTTTTCATTTTCTTCGTTATCAACAAGAACACCTTCTCTGTAATAAGTAGGGGTTAATTCAAATGCGAAGTTCGCAAGAGCTTTTTCATTTCCTGTTAAAGTTTGCGAACCTACTACACCCTCGCCGGATGGAAGTTTAGCAACCAATGGAATACTTACTTTCTTTAAACCTTGTTTGATTTGAATTACTGCATTATCGTTTGCACTTGTGAAAGGACCATAACGACCTTTTCTGATGTAATCATGATTTACTTTTTTCTGAAATCTGGTTACGATATTTGCTGCCGAAACTATACTATTAGCCATGATATTTACTTAATTTAGATTTATAAATTAAGACTCTGGGAAAACCTCTTCTAATGTACCTTTATATTCTTCTTTTTTGGGCAACATTCGAGGCAACAGAAGTCTGTTGTGTTAAATTTTTTGGTAATTTAACATTAGACTTGTCGCCTGAATTGATTTGATTGTTTGTGAGTTCAGTTAATATCTCTTTTTTCATCTGCTCTTTTAAATCCTTAATATAATCAGGATTTTTAAAGTTTTCAGATTCAATATGAGCTTTAGCTGTTTTGTAAGCAAATTCAGCAGGATTAGAAGATTGTCTGAGTTGTTGACTTAAGTGTAAGTCATTTTCAGCTAGTTTCATAAATTCCTTTTCCATCTCGTTATAATCTTTATGCAAAGAACGCATAACAGATTGTGAAAGACTTATTTTGGTTTTATAAAAACTATTCTCTAATTCTCCCTTATCATAGTTTGCTGCTCCAGTAGGATCATCAATAGGATCGGGTCTTACAACCTTTTCCTTTTGAACCTGTTTAGCTTGCAACTGTTCAAATTTACTCTCAAACTCTAAAACTTTCTTTTCTAATTCTTGACGCTTTCGTCTTTCTGCAATTACCGCTGTCTTTGTCCAAGATTCTTTTTTATCGGAAGGCGGCTCCTGTTTAGATTCTTGGTTTTCTTCGCCCTTATTTGATTCTTCATCAGGCTCTAGTTCTTGACTTTGTGCCTTATCTTCGGAAGTTTTCTCCTCTTTGGATTCTTCTTCTTTAGTTTCTGGCTCTGTCTCTAGTTCTACTGAATCAGAATCATTTAAAACCTCATCAAGACTATTAGACTCTTGTTGAGAAGTTTCTTTTTCTTTCATATTGTATAATATATCACCCTTAATGCGGTGTCCATTTCGCCCGTAAACTCGGCGGCAGTAGAGAATTACTCTCTGAATATATTATGTAAAATAAAAACATTTAATGTCAAGGATTATGTAAAATAAAATGGGGTTAAACAGATATGCTACTTATTCTATTAGGATCAGTAACCAATATTTGGTTTTCAATTGCTGTCTGTTTAGCTTTTTCAGTGCTAACCTGTGCCTCTGCAAAAGTCTTAGCATTACCGACTTGTAATTTTTGAGACTCACTTTGAGCAAGATTGCCAGCAGCTTGAGCAGCAGCAGCCCTTCTTTGTTCAATCTTCTCAATTAACTGATCCTTGTTTCTCAATTGAGAAAGGTCAATTAATTCAATTATATCAATATCTTTTGAAGATTGGGCAAATTGAGCAATGATTTGAAATTGTTCTTGCTGAATATTTATAACGTCAAAACTTTGCTCAAGTATTATATCAACATCCATTTCTGCTGTGCCATTGTTAATATCAACGATAGTTTGTAATCTAGGGTCTTGCGTCTTAAGAAGAACCTGAAACGCTGCTGCTGCTCCTGTTCTTACTTCAAGAGATTGTGATTCATCGTTTATTCTTTCCTCAAGAAATTTTTGTAAAGTAATTTGGGTATTTAAACCAACCCATCTTAAATTATCTTGATCTTCGGTTATTCTGATCCATTTTTCTTCATTCCAAAACTGTTTTATCCTTGCCCAAATTTGACGATAAATACGTTTTTCCCAACCTGCTGTGCCATTATATAAACTATTTATTTCCATAGCACCGGCGGACTGCAACTTATTAATGGCAACTCCTGATAAATCACCCTGCTGTCTTTCACCGGCTAATTGTGCATTTAAGGATACTGCGTCCAGTTCTGCTTTAGCGTCTTTATATAATTCAAATTGACCAATAGTAAAATCACTTGTGTTTAATACTTCAAAATCTCCACCATCTCCGTTTACTTCAATGTGACCGTCAGGCTTTGCCAATTCTCTTTTTAAGGCCGGTACGTCATCAATAGCTCCCTTCCTTGATTTAGTTTGTCTTGATGATAGTAAGTGAAGTGCTTTACTTCTTCTATGATTAATTTCATTCTGCTGATCTATAAAGTTACGAACCTCGCTATATCTTAGATTATTTCTATCAATATAAGCTGAATCTGCCTCAATGGGATTAGAAGGCTCGCCTTCTTCATCTAAGAAGGGGCTTACTTGTGGTTCAGCTAAAAATACGCTATCGGTAAAGGCTGCAACATGCCATATATTCTTTTTCATGAAATAATGTTGAGCAATCCTGATTCTTATACGTCCATCTTGTTTTAAGAACCACCTTGGCTTATCTTCAAATGTTTCGTCTTCTGCTGCACTTTGATCTTCAAGAAGATCTAAATCTGCGTCAGGAAAGATATTTTTTACATCTTCTCTATCCATCCAGAGCATTTGCCCCATAAACTTAGAATCTTTAAAATCTTTACGGTAACTATGGGGATCATAATAGAAACGATCCCAAGGAATCCTATTTATCTTAATTTGCGGCTCGCCTTTTTTATTTAGTTCAATTTCTGTAATTGCGGCACCGTAACCTTGGATGATTTTATTTTCAAAAACATCAAGTTTGATATTATCAAAATCATTATTTTCTGCCACGTATCTTAAAGCGTCTGTTACTGCATGAGCGGATTTCTCATCTTTTTTGTTTCTTGGAAAAGCTTTGATGTCTGTTGCCCTAATACTTAACAAACCTTTTAATCCCTCAACTTTTGGTTTTACTCTATTTACAACAATTGGGGCTTGGTTACGCTTTCTCAAGGTTTGTATTTCTTGCTCTGTCCATTGATAGCCGTCATAAAAATCTTTGTCTCTTTCTGACATAGTTCTTGCGTCAACAGTTGCGTCAAGGAAAGAGTCCACTTGTCTTTTTAGATCATGTACATCTATTTCTTTGTTTATTTTTTCTTTCATTATTATTCTTAATAATTTGATTTACTTTCTCATGTTGCTTAACTAATACTTTATAACTATCTAACTCTTCTTGTAGTTTATTCATTAGTTCAGCCCTTAAGTCTTGATCTGTTTTATCTTTCATTGTTACATATCATAATATTTTTTCGGTATATCGTCATCTCTTATTTCTTCTTTCCTATTATTCATCCATCTCACTAAATACCTTAATACTTCTTTATCTATCTTGCTTAATTTTTTAAATCTTCTAAAAAAAGCTACATCTTTTAAATCTTCATCTTCATCTCTTAGCTTATCATTAATTAGATAGTCTGGAGAAACATTGAGAGCGTCAGCTATTTTTAATAATTTATCACCGGAAGGGCATGCATTTGTTTTATTTTCAAGTTCCCAAACATAAGCTTTTGTAGAAGAGATTTTATTACCTAATTCCTCCAGTGTTATTTTTAATTCTTTTCTTCTTTTTTTAATTTTTTGCCCGAAGGTTTTTGTAACAAATAAATCTTTATTTACTATCTCTTTCATTCTTATTTGATGGTTATTTCTTCTTAGCTTTACCTGCCTTATTTAAGGCAATCGCAATTGCTTGACCACTTTTGCGACCTTCTTTTCTCAATTTACTAATATTAGATGAAATTGTTTTATTGGATTTTCCAGTTTTTAGAGGCATATCATTTTTATTTCAATTTCTAAATATTTCATACAGTCTTCCAACTATCCTGCTCGTCGTCATCGTGAAGATCATAATCATGATTTTTATTATTATTTTTGTCAATGGATTCTTTAGGAGGGGCATAGGTTTGGTCTAATATTCTTCCAAATAAACCACAAACATCAACTTTGTCATCAAATTTAATATGGTCAAATTTAATAAGTTGGTCAATAAGTTCATCACCCCAAGAACATCGGGGAATCCAAACTTTACCTTGTGAAGCTAACCCTTGGAATCCCCTAGCATTTGCTTTTTTATTTTTATTTGAATTGATCCACTCTTGCCTAAAATAACATCTTTGCTTCTGCATTTCCTTTTTAAGAAATGGTTCAGAGGCTTTTTTAATTACTCCACCCTCTGCAACTGACGCTAAAGGGTTATGTTTTTTGACTAATATAATTAATTCATCAATCCATACATCAATAGTTTTTTGACCACTCCACCAATCAATAAACCATAAATCTTCATTCCTATCAAAACCTCCAACTCCCTCTTCTGTAAAATCACCGTCATCATCAGACACAGCAAAATCACTGGCTATATATTTGTTTAATACTTTTGGTTCATCTCCTAACCTAAATCTTTTAAACCAATCTCTTTTGAAAAAATCCCCTTCGTCTGGGGTTGGAACTCCTTGAAAAAGAGAACTCCAAGAATAACCTGCATAAGTTCTTTTTGTTTGTTTCCACCAATCAATACTAAACCAATCAAGCCATAGGAACTCTCCTATCTTTCTTTTTAAGGGGTCGGTATTACTTGTGCACTCTGCTTGAAAATTCAATACTTTCCATATTGAATCGTCTTTTGCCTCAAAAAAACCAGAATCACCGTTATAATCATCTTGTAATATATCACCGCATAAATCGTCTTCATGCCAACGAGTATTGATAATTATCTGCCATCCATTAGGTTTAAGACGTGTTAAAAGAGAGTCTTTGTATTCTTCTTTTACTTTCTTTCTGATTGTTTCTGAATCTGCCTCTTCACGCCCTTTGAAAGGGTCATCAATTATAAGTCCATCAGCCCTGTTTCCTGTTATGCCGGATAATATACCACCGGACATAAAAGTTGATTGATTTGTTATTGACCAATCATCTGCTGCACTATTGCCTTGTGTGATTTCTGTGTTAAAGATTTTATTGTATTCTTTACTATTGCAAATTGATCTACATCTCCTGCCGAATTTTTTTGCTAGATCACTGCCATAAGTTGTTAAGATTATATTGCTATTGGGGAACTTGCCCATACTCCAAGTTGGGAATACAATACTTGCATATGTAGTTTTCGCAGTCCCTGGGGGGGCTAAGATCATAACATTCTTAACTTTCCTGTCATTATGAATTAACTTACCCTCTGCAAGCTTTTGAAGTGTATCTAGTATAATTTTATGATGTGCGGCAGGCGTAACATTATCAGGGTAAAACTCTTCACAATCTTCATCGTCATTTAATGGAGTGCCGGGGATTATGATTTGCTTAGCATATTCTATTATGCTTGATCTTGATTGTCTGGCTCTTTTGTCTTCAAGTAAGTTAAGTAATTCAAGTTTTTGGGTTTTTGTCATAAGTTTAAAATCAATAGTAAAAGACTCTTACAGAATAACAACAATAATATATGTATCATACATTATGCTATATAGGCTCCTTCCTATAGGAGTAATTACAAGGACACCTAAACATCCTTCCTATAGTAATACATGGAATACCCTACTGTAAGAGTCCATCACTATTGATTAAATACTGGGCTTAGTTTTTTGGTAAATTAAGCTAATTCAACATGCCCATAATCTTTAAAACCATTATCTCTAATGTTTGCATAATCCCACTTAGAGCCAAGTCTGACTTTTAAACCCAAACGGATTGCAGTTGCGGCAATAAATCCTTGTAAATATGTAAAGTCAGAGATTGCGTCCCAATCTGTATGTGGTGGTTTTAAGAAATATGGTGCTAGATCAATAGCTAATGATGGATTAAGATTATGTTTTGATTGACCACTTTTTTTTTTGGTTTTACCATCCTTAAAAAGCTGATTCTGTTCTTGATCCGAACGTGTCCCACAGATTATGCTAAAGTCATATTCTTTTATAACTTCTTTCATTAGAAATTGTAAATCAGGGTGACAAGTATCTAATCTTTCCAGAGATTTTTTGGAGAAAGTTGGCATAAAATAAAGAAGATATTATTTAATAATGGGAAGTTTAAATATATTAATTTTGGTTGTATATCTATCATAGATAATAAATTAAATTTAATAATAAACAACCACATAATATTAATCCAGTCCCAAAAAAACCTATAAGGAAAGCTTGAAATTTAGATAGTTTAGAAGTTTTCTTCTGCATTATTAAATTTATATTCAATAATTCTTACTCCAGTCAATTCTTGATAATCAATAAAGCCTTTTTTTAAATAGTCTTTAATTATATATAAAGCCATATCCTCCATCTTTTTAGCTTCCTGTTTTGTTGCAAATTCATGCTTAAAAGTTTTTCTAATACTATCACTCTTCTTTTCTCCAGCTAAAAAGTTAATGACTAAAACATAATGCTCATAAGGTATACCTAGCCAGTCACCTTTTATATGATCTATTTTTGATGATAAATATCTGTCTGATAATTTCATATACTAAACATCCTCATAAGTCACCCCAAACATATTCTTATCAATCAATATTGATTGTATATTATCTAAGGCTTTCATAAAAGCACCATCCGCAATCAATGACTTTAAACCATTAATTAATTTCTTTCTAATTGGCATTTTTACACTTACACCTTTTTCAAGTTGACAGATATAACTTATATGAGTATCTAACTCATAAGCTAGAGCCTTTTGTGTAAAGCCTAAAGCCTTTCTATTTTGTCTAAATTCATTTGGGGTCATGTTTTCTGCCATTTTATATTATCTC